TATAATAAATATCCAATAATATTTTCTGGTTTTTTTGAAAAAATTTCTTCAATTATTTCTTTAAATTTTGATGAATATTTAAATATATTTTTATTATCTGGAACTAACGGTAATGAATTTTCTCTTTTTAAATCTTGATTAGTATAATATGTTTGAGTATCTTGTATTTTAATTACTTCATTCACATATGAAGATGATGTTCCTAGATTTAATGTATTAGGATAAGAACCAAAATTTGGTTTTGATTTGTCTATAATAGATGAATAACTTGAATCATAAGAAACATTTCCTGATGGTGTTCCGTATTTGTATAAATGTTCTGGGTTAGATGTTTTTTCTTGAAATCTTGCTACATAAAAAGTAAATGTATATATTTGTGAATTTTGACTAAAATCTGATAATTTGTAATTAGAAGGAGATGAGTCTGATTTTTTAGTTAAATCTAATTTAATTATCATATTTTCAATAGTATTTGCAAATTTTGAAACATTAAAAGAAATATCAGATTGATGTTTTTGTAATTCAATATATAATGATGAATAAAAATGTAAGAAAAATGATGTTTGACAATGAAATTCTTGTAATAAATTACAAGGGATCATATTTGAACCTATATTACTTGGAGCATATCTTCCACTAAAATTATTATCAACAAAAAAAGATTTACTCGCATATATATCATAATCTTCTTTTGTTATTGACATTTAATCTATTAATAATAATTTATAATTTTCCAAAAGTTTTCTTCGTTGGATTTACAATCGCCCAATAATTTTTATTAGCAATCATTCGAGTTGGTTGAATTATAGCGAATGCGAAATAAATCATTAGAATTGATATTAAAATTACACAGAGGATTATGATAAACATAAATAATTGCGGAACAGATGAATATAGAACTAATCCTAATAATAAAATTAAACATAAACAAGAAATTATAAAAACAAAATTAAATAAATATGTAATTTGTTTCTTAATAATTTCAATCGTATTAAATAGATTAGTTAATTTAATATTATTTATTTCCAATTGACGCTTCTTCTCCAAATAAACATTATAAACAATAATATTTGAATCTTGTGAAAAACTCTTACTTCCTAATGTATAAATATTCATTCGTAAATCATTTATTAAATCATCAATAGCATTTGTATATCTATTAATATAAGGAAGAAGTTTATTATAATATGTAGCGTGATTAGTGCGAACTCTATTCGAATTTGTAAAAGATATTAATAAAGAACAATTACCAGCAATTAAATTATCAAAATTTTCATATAAAATTACATATTTAAAATTTGTGTAATAAAGATAAGTAATTATTAGAAGAATTATAAATGTAATTATATAAATAGCATTTTTAGTTTTACTTGAAAATATTGGAAATATACTAAATGATATTGTTAAACAAATCATAATAATTAAAGCAATTATTACATATGTCGCATAATTCTTAATCTTATTATAATTCTCTAATTGTTGATTATATAATTTGATTGATATATTCAATTTATCTTGTGTTTTCGCATATTCTTCTCGTAAAACATTAAAAGCATTTATCTTATTTTTATATTGACCTTTTTCAGCTAAATAGTCATTTGTTCCAAAATTATCATTACTAATAGTTTGTAAATTATTAATATGAGTTAAAATAAGATCTTTAACATTTGTAAAACTTAAAATATCAGTATTGTAAATATTATCTGCCGATGATAATGTTACTGATGAACCTGCTATACTATCTAAACTTCCATTATTATTGATATAATTATTTCTTATGGAAATTTGAATATCAATATTATAAAGAATTATATTATAATTTATCTTTTGATATAAAAGAAATCCAATAATATTTTCTGGTTTTTGATTAAGAATTTGTTTTAAAATTTGTTTTAATTTAATATTATCAAATGTATATTTATCAATATTATTTTTATCAAATTCTATATCAATAATATTTCCTGATGGTTGTTTATTTATTAAATTATTTATAAAACCAGTTGTTAAAGTAGTTGAAGAAAAATTTGGTTTATATTTGGTAATACTACTATCATATGTAGAATAAGTAGTATATAAACTATCAGTATTTCCTTCATTTTCAAAAGTTTTATAATAAAATGTGAAAGTATTATTTAAAAATAATGATAATTTATTTGTTTGCGTATCTGCATTTGTTATTGGCGAAGCATAAGCATTAGAGCTAAATTTTATTTTAAGATTATTTATTATTTCGCTAAATTTATTAATATTATATCCAATATCAACCTCTTTTTTTTTCAATTCAATTAATAAACTTGTATATAAATTAAGGAAAAAAGAGGTTTGATAATGAAATTCATTTATATTATTACAAGGGATCATATTTCTACTCAAAGTAGATGGAGCATATTTACCACTTGAATTAAGGTCGGTAAAATATGATTTTTTTTCTAATTCATCATAATTATTATTCATATTTATTCTATTTAATATTTAGATTTAATTATATATGATAATTCTTTCATTCCTTCAATCAATAATCCAATAAGATTATTATACGCAATTGCTTTGGTTTCTTCATTTGTTTCATAAATAACTTCCGGAACAATTGCTTCTACTTCTTGGGCGATCATCCCAATTTGTCTCTTATCATCTTTATTTTTATAATTAAAATATACTCCTCTTAATTTTTCTATTTTTTCCAAAGCATTATCTATCGTTTGAATATTTTTCTTAAAATTTAGATCTGACAATCCTAAAACATTCCCAGATACATATATATTTCCATCAACCTTCATCTTATAATTCTCATCAAAATCCTTAAAACCTACATTTAAATATCCATCAACATAGAAATTAGAATTTAAATCATCCCATCTTAAATTTGAAGTCTCCTTCAATTGATTATCTTCATTCGCATATATAAGATTAGATTTAGAGATTTGATTAAAACCCAATCCACCTATTTCAAATCCAATTATTCCTGTGATATTTGAATAATTAATATTTGAGATATTTGAACCATCGCCATAAATATATCCATCAACATAGAAATTAGAATTTAAATCATCCCATCTTAAATTCGATGTCTCCTTCAATTGATTATCTTCATTCGCATATATAAGATTAGATTTAGAGATTTGATTAAAACCCAATCCACCTTTTTCAAATCCAATTATTCCTGTGATATTTGAATAATTGATATTTGAGATATTTGAACCATCACCATAGATGTATCCATCAATATAGAAATTAGAATTTAAATCATCCCATCTTAAATTCGATGTCTCTTTTAATTGATTATCTTCATTCGCATATATGAGATTAGATTTAGAGATTTGATTGAAACCCAATCCACCTTTATTAAATTCAATTAATCCATTTATTTGTTCGAAACTGAAATTGAGATTGCTGAAATTCGAACCATTAAGGATTAGATTAGAACTTATATTGATATTACTAATATTCAAAGTTTTTGTTTCAAAATCTAAATAGAAATCATTAAAAGATAATAGATTTGAATTAGAATTGCCAACGATTATTTCACCAATCCCAAATGAATTACTTCCAGTTCCTCCTTTATCAACTTGAAGAGGTGATATAAGATTTGATGGATTTATATTGGAGATATTTGAACCATCACCATAGATATATCCATCAACATAAAAATTAGAATTTATATCATCCCATCGTAAATTAGATGTTTCTTTTAATAGATTATCTTCATAAGAAAAGATGAGATTTGATTTAGAGATTTGATTGAAACCTAAACCACCTTTATCAAATGGGATTATACCTCCAATAGTATTAAAATCAACATTTAAATTACTTAAATGAATTCCATCACCATAGAAATAATATCCTTTAATAGAACCATCAACAAGGAAATTAGAATTTAAATCATCCCATTTTAAATTAGAATTTTGTTTAACTTCATTATCTTCATTCGCATATATTAGATTAGATTTAGAGATTTCATTAAAACCTAATCCACCTTTTTGAAATGGAATTATTCCTCCTATGGTTTGGAAATCAACTCTCAAATTACTTATATTACAACCATCTCCATAAATCTTCTTAACATTTAAATTACCTTCGATATATAAATTAGATGTTTTATCATCCCATCGTAGATTAGATGTCTCTTTCAATTGATTATCTTCATTCGCAAATATGAGATTAGATTTGGAGATTTGATTGAAACCCAATCCACCTTTATCAAAAGAATTAATACCTGTTATTTGTTCGAAACTGAAATTTAGATTACTGAAATTCGAACCATTAAGGATTAGATTAGAACTTATATTAATATTACTAACATTCAAAGTTTTTGAATTAAAATCTAGATAGAAATCATTAAAAGATAATAGATTTGAATTAGAATTGCCGACGATTATTTCACCAATCCCAAATGAATTACTTCCAGTTCCTCCTTTATCAACTTGAAGAGGTGATATAAGATTTGATGGATTTATATTAGAGATATTTGAACCATCACCATAAATAAAACTTCCATAAATTTTATCATTAACATAAAGATTGGAGGTTATAAATAAATTAGAACCACAATTGATATTTCCTCTTGTCGTGGATATATTCTCAACAGCAGTAATATTCTTATCAGCAATTACATTATTACCGCTTTTAATATTTCCATAAATAGTTGTAATATCAAAATAACAACTAATACGATTACCACCGATGATATTATTATTTGCCGTTATATTATTAACAGCAGTTATATTATAACCACTCGAAATATTTCCAAAAGTAGTTGAGATATTAGAGGTGGTTATGATATTTGAATGACATATGATATTAGAATTGGCAATTATTTCTCTTCCACTTATCAAATCGCCATAAGTTGTTGAGATATTAGATGCGGTAGATATATTAGAGAAGATGTAGATATTCGAGGTGAATACTCCTTGGGCGTCTATTTGAAGTCTTTTTAGATCATCATTATAAGTTATATTAGAAGATGAATAGACGAGATTATTAGAAGAATACATCATACCATTTTGATTATAATTATTAACGAGATTATTTGTTTGTAAATTAAATAAATTGGAACCATTTGCGGTGAGTTTTTTACAGATGATATTTGAATTAAAATAGACATCGGTTTCTACGAGGATATTAGAGGAGGTATAATTAAAAACGGATTGATTTTTATTAATTTGAAAGAAATAATTATGAATTTTAATATCATCGATAAAAGATGTGTCATTCGTTTTTTCAAATAAACTCAAAGCGATATTATAACCATCGGCGTCGATTGAAATTGAATGATTTTGAATGGATGGATTTATTTCATATAAATTCCTTTCAATCCAATTATTAAGGACGGAATTGAATTTATAGATGATGATTGAGGTTGAATTAGAGAGATGAATGAAATTTCCATTTTTCGCCATTTTTCCTTTAAAACCATTTTTGAAGAAATAATAAGATGGTTGTAGGTCATAATATTTGATGATTGTCGAGGCATTTAAATTCGTAGATTTATAAACTTCTTTATCAAAATCAATTTCATAAATAAAATGATGTCCTGATGATGTTGATATGAATATTCGTGAATTATTGGTGATATTTAATGAGGTTATAAAGGAGTTTTGATGAATTGAATTGAATTTAAGGAAGAATATTTCATAATTCCTGATAATATAGAAATTGAAATAGGCGAATGTTGAGATTTGTAAAGAGGTTGTATCGAAGATGAAATTAATGAGGATTATAGAACCATCATTATTCGTATCTAATATGATTTGATTTGGATTGATGGAATTGAAGGAGGAATGGAATGAGTTGAATGGAGAAAAGTCAAGAATTCTATCAAGATTATTATCAAAATCTTTGATAAAAAGTCGTAGATTATTATTAAATATGGTTGATATAAGGATATTACCATCACCAGAACAAGTGATATTATTTCCAATATGATTATTGCTACTGATGATGGTTAAAGGGTCTTTAATGAGATTATTGGAATTATCGAATGAATATTTAAAAATTCCGCCGACTAATGTTCCAGATTGAAGTTTATTTTTATGAGCTCCAATGAAGATTTTAGAACCATTATAAGAAATTGCGAAAGATTGTCCTAAACCAATATCATCATCATCGATTATAGAATATTTATTCCAATTATTAATGAATTTATAGATGAATACATTTGAATTGAATGAATTAATGATTATGGATGCGTTTTCATTAATTAAGATTGGATTATTTGAGGCGTTATTAATAATTGATAATGGAATATCATCAATTTTGAGAAGATTTGAATGTGGAATGATTGAATTAATATCAAAAATTCCATCATTTATTCGAAGAGAATTAACATCAACATTACCTTTAAAATAAATATCTTTTGGATTTTTGAAGACGAAAGGTGATTGGTCTTTATAAATCAATTTTCCTTTAATAAGGACATTACTTTCAAATGTCGCATTTCCGTTGATATGAAGTGGTGTTAGGGGTTTAACAATTCCAACTCCAACATTTCCAGCATCATAATAAATATCATTTACATTTCTTTTCCAAACGGAGCTTCCTGAATTTCCTGAAAATAGGGTTCCATTATTGAAGATAGAACCGATGATATTTATATTACCATCAACAATCATAGAATAAGATGGATTATAAGAAATATTGGAACCAATACCTAAGAAATTTTGGACGAGGAGACTATTACGAGGATTATTTTTATGGAAATAATTGCCACCGATGACAATTGAACCTTTTGATTTTATGGAAGTCCCATAGAAATCTTCATTAAGATTGATGACAGAGGGGATATTATTAATTCCAAGGGTGAATAAATCATTAAAATAGGTGATTAAGAAGACTGAATTATTATCACAGGAGAAATCGAGAATATTAGGAATATCGATTTTATAAATTTGTTGAGTTTGAAATAATTTATTTATATTTCCAAAGATATAAACATTTGAATTGATGTCATAAACGATTGAACTATTTTTATTTGCTTTTATGGAAATTATTGTTTGATTGAAATAATTAATCTTTTGAGCTATTAAAAAATCATTTGTAGATGAATATCCTTTTTTAAATGTTAAATTATTTGTATTTGCTCCAAAAGACCATAATCCTTGATTAGTTTGAATTAAGGAATAATCATCACCAGAAACCACATCTTCTATAATCAAATTTGGAGGTTGATTTAAGAAGGTTATTGAAGAATAGGAATTGTTCCAGAAATAGATATTATTTTCATTTAAAATAACGAGGGAATTATTGATAAAGCTTTCAATTTTGCGAGGATTATTGAAATTATTGATGATTGTTTGTGTATTTGTTGATAAATTTGAGGAGATAATAAGTCCAGAATTATTGATATAAAAGATGTGATTTTGAGATGATAGAGCAAAATCTCTTATAATCTCATTTTCTATAATTAAATTTCCATTAAGATAGAGATTATTATTTGAAGTATATCCATAATGATTATATTTTGCTTTAAAGATGTTATAGAAGAAATTAGAGGAAATGAGAATTGTTTGATTAGATGAATAAGAATATAATTTATTATTTTTAGTAATTAAGAAGAGTTGATTATCATTTGCGAAAGTTTTTATGAGAATATTCTCTGTATCATTAAAAAGTCTTATTTTTCCTTTAAAATCCATTACACTTTCCGCCGAAGGATTAGAAGTTAATCCATCCATATTTAAGAGATTAAGATTGGAAGTAGTAATGAGAGATGTTTGAAGAGTATGGATGATGGTATTTGAGGAGGTTAGGATGAGATTAGAATTGGATGTTAGATTACTATTAAAAAAATCGACTGATTTATTTAGATTGATGATATTAGAGCTTACAGAACCGATGGAATTATTGCTTAAAATTAAATCAATATTGCTATGGATGATAATGGAGGATTGAAGGGAATTTAATTTATGAACGAATAATTCATTATTGGAGGTTTTGAAGGAGGGTGTTTGTATTTCATTTGCTTTAAGGAGACCGTTGATATTTAATTTAGCGGAAGTATCAGGAGGCGAACCATCATTATTGATGACGATTGTTTCTAATTCCGTATAAATATCGATGATATGTTTAGAATTGCTTGAAATGACGAAAGCAGGTTGAAGAGGCATCGTATCAACTTTATTAAGATGGAAATAATAGGAGGGAAAGGTTCCAATTCCTAATCGAGATTTTTTGAGATAGGCATTACCATCGTCTAATTGAAAATGTGCGATAGGTGTGGAAGTTCCAATAGCGACAGAATTCGTATTATAGACGATGAAATTATTGACGGAGGGAAGATAGGAACTATCGATTTTATTATTGGCATCGA